ATTTGGGACGAACAAGACTATGGTAATGAGTGTGGTTTTTTCGTTCCAGAGTATTACAATATGACTGGTACCTATGATGGTGAACAGTCAGAGTACATGGGTCAACCATTTATGGACGAGAGTGGTAATTCAAATATACCATTATCTAAGAAATTTGCACTTGAGGAAAGAAAGAAAGTATCTGATCATGCTAGTGATAGGACTGCAGTTGATAGGTACATTTCAGAGAAACCCTTCACACCAGCTGAAGCTACCTTAAATATAAAAGGTAATATTTTCCCAAAAGCAGATTTAATTAGGCACTTAGCTACCATACGTAATTCTAAAAAACTATCTGATTTCAAACAAGTTGGTGTATTAACTAGTATTGCAGACGGTACACTCAAGTGGGAGATAGACGGCAGGGCAAGGGATTTAAATCGGTACAGATTAGAACCAGATCAAGATAAAGCAGGGGCAGTTGTTATATGGGAACATCCGGTTAATGATCCACCTTATGGTTTATATATTGCAGGGTGTGACCCATATGACCACGATCATTCTACCACTAATTCGTTAGGTTCATGTATAATATACAAACGTTTTCAAAATTTTGAGTCATACTATGATTTACCAGTGGCTGAGTATACTGGTAGACCTGAGGCAGCAGAAGATTTTTATGAGGTTGTTCGCAGGTTAATCAAGTACTATAATGCTAAATTACTGTATGAAAACGAGAAAAAAGGTCTTTACGTATATTTTACACAACATCACGAGGAGTATTTACTTGCTGACCAGCCAGATATTATTAATGATATTTTGCAAAATGCTACTAAGGTATCCCGTAAAAAGGGGATACATATGAACAAAGAGATCAAATTGTGGGGTGAAAGATTAATTAGGGATTGGCTTAATGAGGAGTATGCTCCTGGTTACAAGAATTTAAGTAAAGTATTTTCAGAAGCTTTGTTAGAAGAGTTAATATCTTATAATGAAGATGGTAACTTTGACAGAGTAATGGCATTTATGATGATAATGATTTATAAGGAAGAATTGCATCATGTGCATGTACAAAGCAAAAAAGACTATGAAAAGTCTAGGTGGTTGTTTTCTGAGCCACTGTTTAAAGGTTTGGAAAAAATAGGTTGGATGTAATAAAATAGAAAATGAATTATAGTAGTAATACTTTTCCGGTACAGAAAATACCACTAAGGGAAAAAACTGAAAAATGGGAAAAACAATGTGTTGACGCCATTATTGCTAAAAGTTCTGATGGTCAGGTGATAGATGGTACTAATCGTAAGGATAGGATGAAGATAGCTTATGATCTGTATAATAGTAATTTTAACGAAAAGGACTTTAAACACGTCACAGATCCATTTAATGTAGGTGATACTTTCCCATCTAAAATGCAGAATCATAATATAGTTAGACCTAAACTTGATCTACTTATAGGCGAGGAGAGTAAACGAGCGTTTACATTTAAGGTTATACAGACTAATGATGAGGCTGTTAGTGGTATGCAGGCTGAGTATAAGAAGATGATATTACAATACTTGATTGATAGTATCAATACTGAAGTTCAAGACGAGGAGTATTTGTCAGATCTGCAAAATTATATGAAATTCAGTTATAAGAATATAGCTGAGGAAACTGCATATAATGCTTTAAATTATCTTAAGGAGAAATTAAACATAACCAATGAGTTCCTAAAGGGTTGGAAAGATGCACTTATTGCAGGTGAGGAGATATACTATACAGGTATACTTAACGGTGAACCAGTATTTGAAAGGGTAAATCCATTGTATTCTGACTATGACAGGAGTCAGGAAGTAGAGTTTATTGATCAATCTACTTGGTTTAAACGTTTAATGTATATGTCGCCTTCTGCCATTTATGATAGATGGTATAATAAACTTGAGGAAAAAGATCTGGATAAGATACTTGAAATGACTCAAGGTAGTAGTAAAGGAATAAAGTCGAGTGGTACTGGTGGTATTGTTTGGAATACTACTTTAACCAGTGCTATGCTTAATAATGAAGAGATTGAGGACGCATTAGAGGTACATCATGTTGTTTGGGCTTCATACAAAAAGGTTGGTTTTCTTACTACTCCAGAGGGTGAAGTAACTATGGTTGATGAATCTTATGACGCAGAACCTGGCGAAGAGATTGAATGGGAATGGATTACAGAGAATCGTGAAGGTTATAGGGTTGGTCCAGATATATATTTTGGTATGCAACCTATAGAATTTCAACACCAATCTGTAGAAAGTTTATACAATAATAAGATTCCTTTTACTGGTGCTGTGTATAGTAACACTAACTCTAGGGGCAAATCACTATTAGAGATAATGAAACCCTTACAGTATATGTTCCTTGTACTATGGTATAGGGTAGATATAGCATTAGCTAGGGATAAAGGTAAAGCCTTAGTTATGGACATCACACAGATACCTAAATCAATGGGTGTCACTACTGAGAAATTCTTACATTATTTGTCTTCATTGGGTGTAGTATTCTTTAATCCATATGAAGAAGGTTGGGATATACCTGGGCGCGAGGGCGGTAAACCGTCATCATTTAATCAGTTTTCATCCGTAGATTTAAGTATGTCTAATGTCATTGCTGGTTATATTCAGTTGATGGCTAAGGTTGAAGATATGATTGGTGAAATATCTGGCGTCTCTAGACAACGTCAAGGGCAGATTCAAGCCGACGAATTGGTGGGCAATGTACAGCAAACAATAGTCCAATCATCACACATTACAGAACCACTCTTCTGGAAGCATAATCAAGTTAAACGCAGGTGTCTTAATATGTTGATAGATACTGCTAAATATGCTTGGGGTAATTCAAATAAAAAGACTTTACATTTTGTTTTGCCAGATATGTCCAGGATATTTAGTGAGGTTACAAAAGAGTTTTTATATGCAGATTTAGATGTATTTGTACTTGATTCTACTAAAGAAACTCAGGATATTGAAAGACTTAAGACTTTGTTACCATACGCTATGCAGAATGGGGCTACTTTGCTTGAAGCTGCAGAAGTTGCAATTAGTGACAATGTTGTAAGGATGAAACGTCAATTAGCTGATATAGACGCACGTAAGATTAAACAACAGGAGGATATGGCTAAACGTGAACAGGAGACTCAGATGCAAATACAACAGATGATGGTAGAACAGAAGGCTGAAGATAACAGAATTAAGGAAGAGGATTCCATACGTAAGGCAGAAACTGCAATAGATGTAGCTCTCATTAATGCTGAATCTAAGGGAGAAGATATGATGGGTAGTGACATGGATGAGGATAATAATGGTGTTAAAGATCAAATAGACATGATGAAAGTGCAGTTACAGAAAGATAAACAGCGTGTAGACGCTAAGAATAAAGAACGACAATTAGCTGAGGAAGCACGTAGTAATAGGGTGGCTGAACAGCAAAAGGAGAAAGAGATTGCAATTAAACGCAAGGTGGCCAATAAGCCAACTCCTAGACCAACAGTAAGTAAAAGTAAATAAAAATGACTGATAAAATTAAGAAACCATCCGGTGGGTTCGATGTATTTGCCGATTTTATAGTCGGTAACAAAGATACAGTACCGAATTTAGAGAAGGATGATGAAGGTAGAGATTCTTTCCAGGATATAGATCCTGATGAATTAAAGAAGAAACTTGAGGACGATGAGGAAAAAGACACTAAGGTGGCTGATCCTGATAAGAAAGTTGATGATAAAAAACAGATCGACACTAAGAAACCGGATGATGAGCCAGTTATAGATGAGAAAACAGATGAAGATAAAGAGTATGAATCTGAAATTAGTTCGTTTTTTGCTGGGGAGTTAGTAAAGAAACTTGGTGTTGATGCAGATACTAAAGACTTGAAGTTTGATAACATTGATGATGTACTCGAACTTATGAGTGAAATAGTTAACGAGAATTCTAAACCTACTTACGCCTCTGAAGAAGTTGAGAGGTACGATGAGTTTGTTAAGAATGGTGGCAATTTGAAAGACTTCTATAAAGAAGTATACTCTGGTAAGTTAGATCCAACATTGCTGGACCTTGAAAAAGAATATGACCAGAGAGCAGTAATACGTGAGAATCTGTTAAATCAAGGGTATAAAGAAGAAAAGATCAAGAAGATGATAAGTAGATATGAGGAATCTGAGACTCTTAAGGAAGAAGCTGAAGATGCTGTAGATTTACTTAAAGAATTTAATCAGAAAAAACAAGATTCGCTATTAGAGGAACAAAGAAAAAATGCTGAATTGATTCGTAGACAGCAACAAAAGTTCTACGAGGACGTTAACACAAGTATAAAAACCATATCAAATTTTAGAGGTTTCCCTGTTTCAGAAAAAGAGAAACGTGAACTATTGCAATATGCGTTCGTTCCAGACGAAGATGGTATTACAAAATACCAAAGAGATATGAGATCGGACGTGTATAATATATTGGAATCAGCCTACTTCGCTAAAAATAGAGACAAAGTAAAGGTTGACAACGTTAATAAAGGGGACACAGACGCCTACAAGACTCTGCGAGACAAACTTAAAGCTAGGAGTAATAAGACTGTAGACAATACTAAAGACAACTCAAAAAGCAAATTGAGTAGTGGTTCTATGGGCGATTTTGGTAAAGGTATAATTTTTTAATAAAAAGTTTAATTAATTTTAAGTAAGGTAATGGAGAACAATCTTTTAAATAATCTAGTTCTTTATCGTACCAAATATTTTAGCGATCTAGTTGACGAGAACATGTTGTCAAACGCTCTTATGACAGAACCTCACAAGGTATCACCTGTTATATCATATATTTTTGGTATATATGATAGGGGAAATGTCATAGACTTCATAACCAATGGTATAGGTAACACAATGACAATTGAGTCACCTAGTTACACATGGGATTTGATGATCGAGCATGACCGGGCAATTCCGATCAGGAACGCTTTATGGAATGGTGCACCAATCACAGGCACACTTGCTCCTGGTATAAGCAAATCACCAATTCAAATTTGGCTTGGTGAAAAATGGTTTGGTCCAGGCGCTGTTTTGCAGTTTGATGATAAAGAATTTCAGGTACGCGTAGTCGGTGAAGCCTATCAGGACGGAAACGAGTGGGTGTACACAGTAGTTGTAGCAGATGGTAAAGATGAGTCCTATATTCCGCCTTCACTTCTTGTAGCTGGTAAAAAATTAAGTAGATTAGGTTCTGCTTATGAAGAATACAGTGAAGAAGCTGATATCGTGAATTATCAGACTCCTTTCAAAGCTCGCAACTATCTTACTACTTTACGTTTGTCATACGACATAACTGGTAGTGCTTTTGCATCAGTTATGGTTATGCAGATGAGAGATCCTAAAACTAAGCAGTCGACCTACTATTGGTCTACTTGGCAGGAATGGACAGCTCTTCGTCAGTGGTATGAGAGACTAGATAGAATGATGGTATATCAGAAATGTAATGTGAATGTAGACGGTACAGTTGGACTTTATGGTACAAATGGTCGTCCTATTTATATTGGTGCTGGTTTGCTTGAGCAGATTGCTCCAGCTAATAAGCGCTACTATACTACATTGACATTAGATCTACTTGATACTTTTATGGCAGATTTATCGTACAACATCCTTGGGCACTCCGATCGTAAGTTCGTTGCTTTCTCAGGGGAAATGGGTCTACGTGAATTTGACAGAGTATTGAGAGATAAGGCATCTGGATATAATTTAATGGACACTGTATTTGTTACAGGGTCTGGTCAGAATTTGACTTTAGGTGGACAGTTTACTACATATAAAGGACTTAACGGTGTTGAGTTAACACTTAAACATCTACCTTTGTATGATGATCCTATCCACAATCGTAAGCTA